CGCCTGCGCCGGTCTTAGCCAGCGGCTCAAGGAAGAAGTTGCCCTTGCCGGGAACGGGCTGATTGACCGGACGAATAACATCGAGGTCAAGAAGAAGTGCGGTGCCGCTCGGCAGGCACTCGCCGAGATAAAGGTAAACTTCACCGATAGGAGTGATAACCTTAGAAAGCTTGATACCGTTGATATCTCTTGCCGCCGGAACGATGGTAAGACCGTTCTGAATGGCATCCGCGTTTATCTGGAACATGGTAGTAGCATCGCACCAGAGGCACAGTCCATTGCTCGGAGCATTCGACTCGTAAACCTTCTTAACGCCGTCAGCGATATCCCAAAGACCGAGAGCCTTGCTCTTCATTTCAATGGTGTTCGTGGTTATAGCAGTGACAAGACCGCGAGTCTTGTTGATAGTCGCGTCGGTTGTAGCCTTGTTGTACACACCGTTGATGAAGGTGTACTCGATATCACGAGCAATCTTCTGCATCTTTGCCGCAACCTGGAAGTCAAGCTCATTTATGGGATTCGCTTTCTGATCGGCGACATTAACGCCTGACAGAGTACCCATGTTCGACTGCTTCGCATAAGAAACGCCGACGCTCTCCTGGAATATCTGGGTAATGTTTGTCTTCTGTGCACGAGTAACAATGCTCGCGTCGGGGGCGGTAAGAGACGCAGTCTCTGAAATAGCAGGCTGAGAACCTGCACCGCCGCCGGTATACTCCTGACCGACCACAAACTCGCAATGGTTCGTGTTGACGGCTCTCGCGCCGATAATGGACGAAAGCGGAGTCCTTGTGTTACCGTTGTTATAAAGCATTCCTGAATAGTTCAGAACGCCAAAACTTGTTGCTAAAGTATCTGCCATAATTGATTCTCCTTTAATTATTTAGTTCTGTTTGTTTCCTGCGCGAGTCGCATGAAGTAGGCAGCTTCACTCGAATTGCCTGCGCTCAACGCAGCTTCTGCCTTTTTGGTGTAATCGTCGCCCGCACTGCCTCCGGCAACTCCTGAGGGGGGTGTAGAAGTGCCTTTCATAAGTTCAGCTTTCAGGGCTTTATCGTGAGCCTCAAGGTACTTTTTCTGATTAGCAAACACCACATCCATCTTGCCGTCAGTCAACGCCTGCGCGGATGCCGCCGCGAGTTCATCGTCGTAGCCAAGTCCGAGAAAATCAGCCTTGTGAGCGGCAATGGTTCTCTCCTTTTTCAGAGCTTCAAGCTCCGTCTGCATCCTCTCAAACTCTTCCTTCTTCTGAGCTTCAGCCTGCTCATCCTTTGAGAGAGTTTCCTGATACTTACGCTTCATTTCGGCAGCCTCACGATTAGCTCGAGTAACTGCATCCTTGTATCTCTGTAGATCGGGAACGCTGTCCTCATACTCGAAAGCTTCGAGTGCCGCGAGCTTCTCTTCTGCGCTCATGTCGCTGTATCCTGCAATTTTGGTTGTGTCAATTTTTGCCATTAAAAATACCTCCTGCGTTTTTAGGTTTTCCCTAACCTTTTAAATTTGTTTTGCGTTTTTGAGAGACTTCCCTGTCTCACTGGTGTTCCCGGTTGGAGTCGAACCAACAGAAGCGCCGGGGAAGAGTTATAGAAAACCGGGTGTCCATCCGATGGACTGCGGGAACATATTGGAAAATAAAACAGGGACTACAAACTTAATGCTTGTAGTCCCTGTTGACTGTATCCCTCTATCCTGTTATAGAGGTCTTTGTTTTAACTTTTCGTTCTATCTCCACTATAACGAGGCGATCTCTCTCCCTCTTGATTTCAACCGTATTTCCGCGCTGAAGCGCCACCATTATGGCTTCATACTCATTCTGCGAAAAATGATAATTAAGCGAGTTAATCACCTCCGAGTGATTTAGGGTAGCACCTGCAACCCCAATGCGGACGAGCCGGATATTCGTCAGGCTCATATATTTTTCCATCACGCGACTGACAAATTCGACAAACGTGAGCGTCCCTCTGAGTATTCCACATTATCCAGTCTTCTTCGTCATCTTTATATGCCTGCCTCTGCGCAGCGAGAGTCACTATAACGGCATATTCACCGTTCATTGCCGAATAATACCGAAGAGCGTTTTTTATCTCTTCACGGGTGTTTCCCGTACTTATTACCGCCTCGGCGCACCTTGCTGCCTTTCGTTCGACTTCATGGGCATAGACATATTTCGTAGTAGGGTCGTAAGATTCGAGCAGCTCATCAACCCACTCGTCATCGAGGCTTCTCAGCCCTCTTCTCGAGTACTCGTTGTATGTATTCTGTGCGAGCAACAGAAAAGCCTCACGAGTTGTTTTATCAGACTCTTGATATGTTGCATTCACCTGACTCAACACATGAACTTCATCAATGGCAAGAACGCTGTTAAGATTTCCGAAAAGATCGATATATTTTTTATTAAGATACTTGATTATAGAATCAGTATAATCATACCTCGACATCGTCGCTGTTCACTTTCTCCTTATCAAGCTGAGTTTGCTGATTCGCGAAACGCTCAAGTTCTGCCACATCTTTTTCCTGCTTCTCTTCGGCATACTCTTTACTCATGGTGTATGCGAGTTCAGGATCGCTGAACATTCCGCAATGCTGGAAAGCAAGGCGCGGATGAATCTTATCATTATTAAGCATAGTGGTGAGCACCTGAGACTTTTCCTGGATGTTCTCATAATTCTGTCTCGTGAATCGAATATCGATATCAGCAAGTTTCAGATTTATGTCGGATTTCAGGGTGTTGGTGATATGCAAAATCAGTCTCAAAAACTCTTTTTCCGAAAGCTTGAAAGTTGTTTCGGTATCCTTTGCGCGAGCTTCGGCAGACGACCAACCGTCACGGAATATAACCGCGCTTCCTGTATCACTGGTGGAACTGCCACCGTTCCGGTTGGGCATACCACAGATGGTGAGGATAGCATCATAGCAATAGTCAACCATCGCCTGGGTCTGAGTCTGATTAAGTTCCTGGGTGATATAGTTCGCGTCACCATCGGCGGGAAGCTTCAATCCGCCCATTGCTATAAGCTTACGATATTCATTCTCTTCAATATCCGCACCTTTTATTACAAGCAACGACTGAATGAACTGCTCAATACCGTCCATTCGGTTCGAAGCTATCATATTAAGCTCGTCGAGAAGCGGGAGGACGATCTCAAAAGCGCCCAGCCGAGCCATGTTTGCAGGGTACTCAATAATCGGCACCCTTCCGAGCATATGATCTTCTGCTTTCTTTATCTCGTTATCTTCAATCTCATAGTACTTGCTATCGGTATAAATGCAGTAACGAACTCCCCCGTCCTGCTTATGAAGTACCATACATCCCATGAGACGACGCTGACCGAGTTTGCTCGAATATACAACGAAAGTATTGCGCGGGTCGAGAGTGTAAATCTCAAACGGGGACTCGTCCTCTTCGCCCACGGGGTCGGGAAGTGCGATACGGTAGCCTGTTCCGCATATGGTGAACCATTCGGCGAGTTCTTTGTCCTTCGTCGCTTTATCTTCCGCGAAAACAAACTCGTTGAGTTTATTTATATCCTCAAGAACTTCCTCTTTGCCTCTGTTAACATACTGAATAGGTGCTCCCACAAGATACGCAACTTTGAAAGTGACGATCTCATTCGCTCTGTTCTCTACGATAATGTTATTGATTTCAGGGCGTATTTCTTTTGTTCGGTGTATGATTGGCTGTTCGCCCTTATAGTAGCGATAGAGATAATCAATATCCATGCTGTTCTTGTTATGGAGAATCAATGCTTTATTAAGCACATCTCTTACATTAACATCGGTAATTTCAGCCTCATCGGTGTAGATAACACTACGACCTGTCAAGCCTTGAAATGTTATAGAGCCCATCGGAAACACCTCCTCTTATCCAATTTTAATTGTACACCATATATTGTATTTTGTCAAGATATTTATACTATATATTGTGTATAAATTAGAATTGCCGTCTAAATATAGCGTACTGACCCATAGGATTGGTTATCATATCAATAGCCATCGCCAGCGAATCCGGCGCGTCATCGTGCTTATTTGTTCCGAGCAGCTTAAAGGCAAAAACATTCTGCATGAACAGCTCATAAGCCTTACTTCTTTTTCCCGACTCTCGAAATATCATATTCTCTCGAATCTCCGGCGACTTATCGAATATCCTCTGATTTTTACTGATATTTGTTCCGGCAGCTTTGCTCGTAAGGTTCATCTTATAGCCCTTCTTTTTCAGCCGTGCGTCAATATCCTCCTTGTAAGACTCTGTAGCTTTCGTAGCCTCGATTCGTCCTCGAGTTACCTTGTTTCTAATAATCCCGTCGACTATCAGAGGCTCAGTAATTTTTTTATCTCCGTTGTCGAACACAACATCGTGTACGAAGATATCATCGCCGTACTGATAACAGATCGGCGCAGCCACATAGTCTCCGCCGCCCCACGCAGGGTCAACTGCGATAAACACACAATCGGGGACACCGTCAGGCAAAACACCATTGTAATACCTCATATCATCAGGCTTGAACAATGTACCTTCTCGCTCTATCGGCGTTCCCATATACTGAGCATTCCACGAAGCCGTATCGTCATTCCGCTCAAAAGATGCTCGCCGGCGTTGATAGTATATCGAATCAAAACCCACGTTATAGTCATAACAGAAGTTACTCTCATCGTTGTCATCCAGTGCGGGCAGATTGATAAATTCATATCTGTAGTCCTTGAACTTATCATCAGTCTGCAACAGATGATATCTGCGTCCCGTAGGGTCTGCTATAGACCAACGAGTTCCGACCCAAAGATATTTTGTTTTGCCCTTTCCTCGCGGTATTAGGTTATTATCAACCTTACCCCATGCGGTTGTAAGTCTGTCGGGGTTCAATGCTTCTTCAATGCCTCCTATGAGGTCATCAGAGATAATAAATCCATTTTCAGCATCGCAGGCACCGTTCAGTGTTCCATAGAGAGAACGGCAAGTAAGAGAAGGATAATGCTTTTTTCGTCCCACGTCGATTATCTCGTCCTGCGCGTTCGTTCGGGATATCTTCGCATCCGGGAACACATCGTTGTACAAGTATGTATCTTTGTCGGTCATGATCTCGAGTACGCCGTTATAAAAAGCTCTCGTGATAACATCGGAGTAACTGCAATAAAGGCTCGGGTGCTCCATGTCTCTACCCATTACCCAGGTCTCGAAAAATATCAGCAATGTCGACTTTCCGACTCGCGGAGGCATGGAAAGAAACAGCTCGTCAAGCTCGTCATTAACGAGGGCTTGCAGCTTTTCCACCACTCGTTTCAAGACTTTTCGGCGAGGCTGATAGAATCTGTCGGCAGGCTTACGATTCATCTCAAGATACAGCAGATATGAATCAAAGTCGTGCGGAGCATCAAACAGCAGTGTTCTTTTGTACAAACTGAAAAACTCTCCGGTACTGTTTCCGTCACGCATAGCTACAGCTATTTTGTTTCGGAGTTCGGCATTAGTCTTATGAGCCAGCTCAAAATTATCACTCTCAATATCGCGACAGACCGCAAACATATCTTCGTAAGCCGATATCTCCGAAGGTGTCTTTTTTATCGCCGCGAAAATTTTCGAGATTAGTGATTTGTTCACCATCAGTTCTCACACCCTAACTGTTGAAATACTTTTTTGATCTTCGGATATTGAATAGCAATCCAATCAATCATTTCTTCATTTCTCGCCCAACAGTCAACACTGTTGCTGCTCGAAGTTAGACCGCTTTCATTGAGAAAGGCGTGTATGACCTCGTGACGAAGCGTCAATCGTTCATGCTCTTTTCGAACTTCTTCTCGTTCATTTTCCCAGGTATCACATGTAAGCAAATCACCCACTACAATTTTCCGCTCCATGTGAGAACAATACCCAAATCGACCTTTAAGTTCGCAATCTTTTTGATATGAAACACCCTCGTAAACGCTGTAGGATGTTCCTAAGATACTTACTTTTCTCATCAACAACCTCCTTAAAATGAAAAAAGGACTACGGAATTAACCGTAGTCCCTGTTGACTGCATCCTCTCACCCCGTTGCGAGAGTCATTTATAATCCTTGATTATCCTGCCACCAATCAAATTCATCCCAATAATCTTCTATGTGTCTCGATCTTCTCGGTTTCAACCCCAGTACATCTCGAAGTATCTTAACTACTAACCATATCAACGCCACAACCACAAAAATAGGTATTGACAACCAATTGTACTCCGGAAACCACGCATCAATAGCACAGACGAGTAGAAATCCGAAAATGATAAGCTTAATCATAGGTATCCTCCTAACTTATCTAAGCTCCCACTCAACATAGTCAGTTTCTTTTTGAGAGTTGTAAGAACACTTTAATTTTAATGAGTTTTCTGTGTTTTTCTTTACTTCTAAGGGAACTTTATACGACACACATACATTGCTAAGCGTTTCAAGCGGAGCAATACTTTCATGAGCATTCAAAAACTCAGCATACTCAAACCATGCAGTATTGTAAGTATATCCGTTATTATAATCGAGAGTAAAGTCGTATTTGGTTCCATATGACCTCGTCAGTATCTTCGCACTTTTGGAAATGTTTTTGACATTCAGATATACCGTGCACCAGACACTCCCTGACTCAGCCTCACCAAGACTGCTGAGATTTCCGCAGTATTTTGAAAAAACAAATTTCGTAACCGTTATCTCAAGTTCATCAAAGGTCAGTGTATCTGAGACGCCGCCGGTCATCAATGGCGCATTTTCATCACTTTTATCCGAGCTACCCAAATCACATCCAACCAAAGAACACGCGAGAACCGCAACTAATAATAACGCGACCAACCTTTTCACTTCTAATCACCTTCCATTATGAAATATTCAAGTCCATTATATCGCAAATTTTCGTTTC